CAGGGTATGCTGTCCGCGCGAGCCGGCACGCCGAAACCCACTCGGAAGGACAGTCGTTCAGCGCCAGCAAGGTCGCTCCCAGCGTCTTCACGGTTGTTGAAGGTCCTGCCCTCACATATCAACATATTTTATAATGGCGCACCACCCTCTGCAGCCACAGGCGCGGCAGCAATGGCTAATGCGAGATTGTCGCGTGGAGGGGCAAGACGGCAGGAGTTTCTCGGATCGATAGCGCTTCATCGAAGATCAGATCGACAGAGTGTCGTGGGTGACAAGGCGCCTGAGGAGGGGAGGGTGAAACTGCCTGCGCCTTCTTCGGTGTTCGGGTCCGATATCCGCATCGGCGTCATGCAGCATGATTGGGATGAGTCCAATGATAGCAGGAGCCGTCCAGGCAAAAATATTAATGGAACTCTGTACGTTGACGGCTCTACGCTCAGCCAATGGCTGATTACGCATCTTGGTCAGGAAGTAGGTCGCGCCCATACTGGTACCACGGCAGTTGATCGCCGGACTGTGTCGCCTTGGAGTGTCCCAAATGTGGCGATGTAGGCATATCGCCGATCATGTACAAATACCCTCATAGGCTCATGTAAACCTCTTGATGTCGGCTCGCCATCGCAATGTCTGAAGTGGTACTGGAGTTGGGCCCCGTCGCTTTCTCCGCTTTTGAAGTCCCGGCGGGGATAAATTTCGGTGGAAGGCAGCTAATTGCCATCCACCAATTGACCGATGGAAGAAGAGTCATCGATGGTATTGGTGCGGCGGAGTCTGAAGTTTCCTTCTCGGGGGCGTTTTCAGGGCCAACCGCAACTCTCCGTGCTCGACTATTGAACTCATTGCGCGTCGCAGGTACGGAGCTTAGCCTGAGTTGGGACGTATTCTGCTACACGGTAGTCGTAACCCGGTTTGATGCCGAATATGAAAATTCCGCCTGGATCCCATACCGTCTGTCCTGTACTGTATTGCGCGATGAGGCTGCTCCAGTGCTTCCGCTCGCGCCTTCGCTGGGCACCTCCGTTTTGTCCGATTTGACCGTCGCTGCGGCCCAATGTAGCCCCCTGGGGGTGGACTTTACCGAAGCCCAGACTGCCTTAACGGCACCTGGAGCATTCACTTTGGGCAGCGAAGCATATAGCGCGGCGCAAGTTGCCATTACTGCTGCGCAGTCGACTATCTTATTTCAGATGGCACTGGCCGAGACTACGCTGACGGCGATAATTCTCTCGGTCGAAGCCTCACCCGGGCCTTTGGCGAGCGATCTTCTATCCGTGACTGTTGCTGCGCAGCAATTGGCCAATCTGACGTACAGCAACTCCTATGTTGCTCGCGCCGCTCGTAACCTGCAGAATGCGAGTTCCTGACATGCAGACTGTAACGATTGCGGGCGACAATCTGTTCCGAATAGCGGCTGAATACTTAAATGATGCCACGCAATGGCTAAGAATTGCCCAACTCAACGGCATAAGTGATCCCGTTCTCTTTGGTATCACTACTCTTCTTATCCCGAATCCGGACGCCAATGCGGGAGGTGGCATTGCCTCCCAGTGACCGATCAGATTTGTATCGAAAACCCCGGCTCCAGGTCGTACTAAATGGTCAGGTTCTGGTGGGGGCGTATGAAGCGGAAATAAACTCGAGCAACCACTATGGCGCGAACACATTCGGTGTGTTCGTCGCTCGTGGGCCTGACGAGTGGGCCAATGCGGAATTCTGGTCATCCGAAGTCAACATGCAAATGGACATCTTGCTAAGCCTGGATTGCGGCAAGAGTTTTACGAGCCTCATCCAAGGGGTGGCAGATACGGTATCTCTGGACCTTATCGGAAATGAAGTACATATACAAGGCAGAGACCTAACGGCGGTACTGATCGAAGCTCAGTCTCAGGAGACGTTCGCGAATCGGACTGCCAGTGAGATCGCGACGATTTTTGCGGGTCGCCACGGTCTTGCTCCGGTCGTTACACCCACCAGTACACCGGTGGGCCGTTTCTATGAGAGCGATCACGAAAGCATTACTCTAAATAGCTTTTGCCGAGCCACCACCGAATGGGATTTATTGGTCTATCTCGCTCAGCAAGAGAACTACGATGTCTTTGTAAAGGGAAGAAACCTTCATTTCCAACCCGTCGCTTCCCTTGCGGCGGCTGCCCGTGTGATTGAGCCGACGGACGTCACCGAACTCAAGCTCGAGCGCGCGTTGAAGCTGGCCGGTGAGGTGCAAGTCACCGTCAAAAGCTGGAACAGCCAGCTACAAAGGGGATTTTCTAGCCAGGCAAGCGGAACGGTTGTTGAAAGATCATCGAGTATGTCTCAGGAGATTCATCCCCCAATGAGGTTTGTCTGTATTCGTCCGAATTTGAGCCCCGACAAGACACTGGTGATGGCAATGCAGCATCTTTCCGAAATCACCCGTCATGAACGGACGATTGAGTTTTCGATGCCAGGGGATGTTGATCTAGCCCCAGGCAATGTGATTCTACTAAACAGGACGGAAACAGAATTCGACCAAGCGTACTATATAGACTCGGTGCACCGTACGTTCCGCGCCAAGACAGGCTTTCTGCAGCGTGTACGAGCGAGCAACAGCTCGCCCAGGACGATTACAACTGTTGCTCTGGCCAGCTGATCTATGGACCGTATCCTAAACACCTTCAAGGCGCAGGCAACTGCGCTCATTCAGATGCAGGCTCAACCGAGGTTTGGCACCGTTTCGTCAGTAGATCCGAATAGCGGTACCGCTCGGGTTGCATTTCAACCGGAAGGCGTACTCAGCGGATGGATGCCCATTCTCTATCCCTGGGTTGGTGCAGGATGGGGGATGGTATGCCCACCGGCTCCCGGCGACCAGGTGCTTGTCCTGGCGCAGGAGGGGCATGCTGAACACGGCATAATCGCCGGGCGGGTATTTTCAAGTCAACAGCACCCTCCGACGGCTCCTTCCGGGGAGCTATGGCTGGTTCACAGCTCAGGGAGCTATCTAAAGCTGTTGAATGACGGGACGGTCCGGGTAGGGGGTAGCTTATATGTGAGCGGGGACGTTTACGACGGCCAAGGGCCGCTTTCCAGGCTGCGTGAGCATTACGACGCCCACGTCCATACAGACTCACGGGGTGGGCTTACGACCGCGACCAGCCAGCCGGATTGATCGTCATGGGCGATGTGGACCATCAATGGGGCTCCGATCTGAGCTTCGGACCAACTGGCGATGTCGCGGTTGTCTCCGGGGCGGCCATGGGTCAGGAGCGCGTTCTACGTCGGTTGCTTACCAATCCACTCGACTACATCTGGCAACCCACTTATGGCGCCGGTCTCGCCGCGTTTGTCGGCAGCCCTACCAACAGCACTCGTATCCAATCTGTCATTCGTAGTCAAATATTCAAAGAGACGACGGTGGCGAGGGATCCTGAGCCCACGATCAACATTTCCATTAATCCGGGTGGTTCCACGGGCGACGTGTATGTACAGGTCTTTTACGTGGATGCGCCGACTGGACAGACTCAAGTGATGACCTTTTCCGTAGGTTCATAGCTTATGCAGCTTTCGCTACAGACGTTTTCAACCCTGGTGCAGGGAATGGCGGCGACAGTGCAGGCCGCGGCATCCCAGCTTCTTGACCTGACGGTGGGCTCAACACTGAGAGCTATGCTCGAGGCGAGTGCATCGGTCGCTCTTTGGATGCAGTGGTTGATTCTGCTTGTTTTGCAGATGACGCGTGCCGCGACAAGTAGCGGACCGGATCTCGATAGCTGGATGGCCGATTTCTCCCTGACGCGTCTACCCGCCAGTCCAGCATCCGGGATAGTCACATTTTCCCGTTACAATGCGAGCGTGACGGCCCTGGCACCAGTTGGGACGCTGGTGAGGACAATCGATGGTAGCCAAACCTTTGTGGTCACTGAAGACTCAAATGTCAGTGGTTGGAATCGGCAGCTTTACGGTTATGTCTTGGGCGTCGGCATAACTTCCCTGGACGTTCCGGTAGTCGCGCTGACGCCAGGATCCGGCGGGAACGTGCAGGCCAATACGATAACGGTGCTGGCCGCCGCGCTGGCAGGGATAGATAGCGTGATCAACACGGCACCATTCACCAATGGGGTCGATGCCGAATCGGATGTAGCATTCAGGCTGCGCTTCCAAGATTTCCTTGCAAGCCGGTCTCGTGCAACAATTGGCTCGGTCGAATATGCGATTAGCACCGTCCAACAGGGGCTGAGTTACGCGATACAGGAGAACCAGGGCTCCGCAGGGCAATTCCAATTGGGGAATTTCGTGGTCGTCTTGGACGACGGTTCCGGATACCCATCGAATAGCCTTTTATCAGCAGCCCAACAGGCAATTAATGAAGTCCGGCCGGTTGGCGTAACTTTTGCAGTGTTTCCGCCAGTGGTAACCCAGGTGAATGTCTCCCTATCGGTCATGACCGCTGATGGCTCCGATGTTACATCTGTGGCGCCGCAAATCGTCACGGCTATCCAAAACTATATAGACGCCCTTCCCGTCGGTGTGTCCCTTCCCGTAAGTAGAATTGTTCAGATAGCCTACGCCGCGGCACAGAACATCGGGAATGTCACAAATGTTCTTCTCAATGGTCAGGAGCTGGACGTCGCGATGTCGCCGACCGGAGTCGTGAAGTCCGGTGCTATCGTGGTGTCATAGTCATGTTAGGCGATCAGCAGGACATGCTCTGGCGGATGAAGCAAGTGCTGCCATTGCGATGGTTTCCGGACGATACGCCGGTTCTCGATACTGCCCTTAGCGGCGTAGCCTGGGCCTGGGCCTGGGTCTATTCATTGTTGCAAACCGTTAGAGTCCAAGCCCGAATTTCAACAGCCACAGACATTTGGCTGGATTTGATAGCGACCGACTATTTCGGTACTAGCCTGGGCCGGCGAGGCGACGAGATGGATAGCGCCTATCGGCAACGCATACAGAGAGAACTAATACGTGAGCGGGGAACAAGGGCAGCAGTTGTCTCGGCGCTAGGTGATCTGACGGGACAATCCCCAGCCCTGTTTGAACCAGCCAACACCTCCGACACCGGTGGGTATGGTGGGGCAGGTGAAACGGTG